TTGCATCGATTCTTCAATATGATTTGGAATATCAGAATCTGTTAATGTGTTCTATGAGAGGTAGAGCAGGTCAGATTGTTGGACAAGGATTTTCTGGAAAGAAAACTCAATTAGGAGTTAAGATGTCCAAGACTGTAAAAAAAGTTGGATCACTTAATCTCAAGACTCTTATTGAAGAAGATAAACTTATCTTCAATGACTATGAGATTATCTCAGAACTGACTACCTTTATCTCAAAACACAACTCATTTGAGGCAGAAGAAGGTTGTAATGATGACCTTGCTATGTGCCTTGTCATTTATGCTTGGTTAGTCCAAATGGACTACTTTAAAGAACTGACTGATCAGGATGTTAGGAAAAGATTATATGAAGAGCAAAAAAATCAAATTGAACAAGACATGGCACCATTTGGATTTTTAAATGATGGATTAGGTGAAGATAGTTTTATTGATGCTCAAGGTGATCGTTGGTCTAATGCTTCGGTTGGTGAATATGGTGATATGTCATACATGTGGGACTATCGTTAATGGATTTAGATGGTCAAATAAAACTTGGTCACCTTTTACTTCAAGATAGAAAATGTAGATCCTGTGGACAACTAAAAAATCTTGTAGAGAGTTTTTACAGAACTAGAAAAGATAGAGGACCAGTAGCATCATCATATTCCTATGAGTGTAAAGATTGTACTATAAAAAGAATAATAGAAACAAAAAAACCTAATATTAGAAATTGGGAATATCCAGATTGGTAATTCACGTCATGTTTCCCCTATGAAAAGTATCTTTTTAATAAATATTTCTAAACTGAGATCACGGAGAATCAAAACATGGCGACTCCTCAATTATCTCCTGGAGTATTAACCAGGGAGGTTGACCTAACAGTAGGAAGAGCTGATAATGTCTTAGACAACATTGGTGCAATTGCTGGACCTTTCAAAATTGGACCAATCGACGAACCAATCGATATTCCTACAGAGCAAAATCTTATCAATACTTTTGGTAAGCCTATGTCAACAGACTCACAGTATGAATACTGGATGAGTGCATCTTCATATCTTTCATATGGAGGAGTCCTTAAAGTAGTAAGAACAGATGATGTTAGCCTCAATAATGCTAATGCAGGTGTTGGTATTGCATCAACCACCAGTCTTAAAATAAAGAACTACGATGATTACGTTGGGTTCTATACTGGAGCAACCAATTTTACTTATGCTGCAAAAAACCCTGGAACTTGGGGTAATGGATTAAAAGTTTGTACAATTGATGACTTTGCTGACCAAAGAGTTGGTGTTGCAACAACTGCTCTTGGTCTTGCTGGAGCAACTATTGGATTCGGCGTAACAGCATCATTAGACAATGCAGTAATTCCTGGAACTGGAAGTACTTCGGGATTCACTGGATTCTTGAAGGGCATAATCGTTGGTCTTAATACAGATGCTAGTGGTGGTTCTAGTACGATTGATATTAAAATTGTTTCCCGTGTAGAAACAATTGGTGGTGGTTCAACAGAAACTGCAGTTACTTATCAAGAAGCTTCTACTACAAGAGCATTTGGCACAGGCACAGCAATTCACTTTGTTAATAACACTGGTATCAATAGCACAGGACTTGGAGCTGCATCTGCAGTTTATACCCCAACTACGGCAGTTGACTGGTATGAGCAGCAAACTCTGGGTCTGACTAACGCAACAACTTTCTGGAGATCTATTGCTCCAAGACCTGTTTCTAGTGTATACACTACAGATAGGAACGGTAAGAACGACGGAATTCACGTCGTTGTTGTTGATGACGCAGGATCTGTCACTGGAATCAAGGGCAACATCCTTGAGAAGCACATTAACCTGTCCAAGGCAGGAGATGCAATCTCTAATGTAAATGCTCCTCAGAGAATCTTCTACAAAGATTATCTTGCAGACTTCTCTGCTAACATATATGCTGGTTATAATCCTTCTCAGCAAACGGATGCTTTCTTTGGAACAACTCCTAGAGCAACTGGATTCTCTGCTAATTTTGTTCAAGTCACAACTGCAGATGGACTCTGGGGACAAGATGCTCAAGATGTAACATTTGGTGGAATTGGAAATGTTACATATTCCTTAGGTGGTGGTGTTGACTATTCCGCAACTGGTGGAATGAAAGCAGAACTTTCAAATCTCATCACTTCATATGGACTCTTTAGTAATAGAGATGAAATTGAAGTTGACTATCTAATCATGGGTCCAGGTTGTGCAAATGAAGCAGAATCTCAGGCAAAAGCAAACTATCTAATCTCTCTTGCTGAAGATAGAAAAGATTGTATGGCAACAGTTGGTCCTCACAGAGGAAATTTAGTTAATATTACTAATACCAACACCCAGACAGAAAATCTAATCAAATACTTCAGTTCACTTTCTTCTTCGTCTTACGCGACGTTTGATAGTGGATATAAGTATCAATATGATAGATTTAACAACGAGTTCCGTTACATCCCAACAAATGCTGATATTGCTGGTCTCATGACTCGCACATCAATTGTTGCTTATCCTTGGTTCTCACCTGCTGGTCAGCAACGTGGTGTTATTAATAATGCAGTTAAACTAGCATATAATCCCAATAAAGCACAAAGAGATCGTTTGTATCCTGCAAGAGTTAACTCTTTCGTTACTACACCTGGTGTTGGAACACTTCTCTTTGGTGATAAGACTGCACTTGGATATGCTTCTGCGTTTGACAGAATCAATGTTCGTCGTTTGTTCCTTACAATCGAACAAGCATTGGAGAAAGCAGCACAAGCTCAACTCTTCGAACTGAACGATGAGTTAACAAGAGCAAACTTTAAAAACATCGTGGAACCTTATCTTCGTGACATCCAAGCAAAGAGAGGACTTTTCGGATTTATGGTTATTTGTGATAGCACAAATAACACTCCCGATGTCATTGATAATAATGAGTTTAGAGCAGACATCTTCCTGAAGCCTGCTAAGTCAATTAACTATGTAACACTTACCTTCGTTGCTACCCGTACTGGTGTTAGTTTTGAAGAAGTAGTTGGCAGAGTTTGATAGCATTATCTAAATAACAAAAGGAGGATTAAAAAATGCCACACTCTATCGAAAAAATTAAAGCAACTCTGATTGGGGGCGGTGCCCGCCCCAATCTATTCCAGGTAGACTTAACGTCTTTCCCTGGATCTGGTGACAATGGGTATAGTTCCGATAATTTCTCTATTCTATGTAAGGCAGCACAACTGCCTGCGTCAAACGTAGCATCGATTGACGTTCCTTTTAGAGGTAGAATTTTCAAAGTTGCTGGAGACAGAACCTTTGATACTTGGACTGTTACAGTCATTAATGATAATGACTTTACTATCCGTACTTCTATGGAAGGATGGATGCAACAGATTGCACAATATGCTGATGGATCTGGTCTGCTCAATCCAGCAGATTATCAAGTTGATGCTGTTGTTAAACAATTCAAGAGAGCTCCATCTAATACTGGCGCAGTATCTGGTGAAGGTCTTGAGACTGCTAAAAAGTATAAGTTCTATGGTCTTTTTCCAACGAACATTTCTGCTATTGACGTGTCATATGACACAGCTGATACTATCGAAGAATTCACTGTAGAATTCCAAGTCCAGTATTGGTCCCCAGATGGCACTGCTGATTGATCTATAAATAGATCAGACTAAAGTTAACTTGTAATAATGGCATCCAAATTATTTGGGTTCTCTATTGAGGACACAGAACCACTATCTCCTAGTGCAGTCAGTCCCGTTCCTCCCAACAATGAGGACGGGAATGACCACTATGCGAGTAGTGGTTTTTTTGGTACTCATGTTGATATTGAAGGTGTCTATAGAACTGAGTTTGATTTAATCAAACGATATCGTGAAATGTCACTTCATCCTGAGGCAGATAGTGCAATTGAAGATATTGTAAATGAAGCAATTGTATCTGATAGTAATGATAGTCCTGTAGAAATTGAACTTTCAAATCTTAATGCCAGTGACGGTATTAAAAATATAATCCGTAAAGAGTTTAAATATATTCTTGACCTTCTTGATTTTGATAAGAAGGCGCACGAAATTTATAGAAATTGGTATATTGACGGAAGAATTTATTATCATAAAATCATTGACTTAAAGAAACCTGAAGAAGGAATTAAAGAGTTGAGATATATTGACGCAATGAAAATGCGTTATATTCGTCAACAGAAGAAAAAACCAAACGATGGTAGAAATAATCAATTAGTAAATGTGAGAAATGATAATCCTATGGATTATGATTTCCCAGAGATTGAAGAGTATTTTATCTATAATCCCAAGACTGGATATGGTGGAAATGCCATGCAATCCAGTGCAAGTCAAGGAATTAAAATTGCAAGAGATGCAATTTCTTATTGCACATCTGGATTGGTAGATAGAAATAAGGGATCAACTCTTTCATATCTCCACAAAGCAATTAAATCTCTCAACCAGTTGAGAATGATCGAAGATGCTTTGGTTATCTATCGATTAAGTAGAGCACCAGAACGTAGAATTTTCTACATTGATGTTGGTAATCTTCCTAAGCAAAAAGCAGAACAATATCTGCGTGACGTTATGATGCGTTATCGTAACAAACTTGTGTATGATGCAAACACTGGAGAGATTCGTGATGATAAAAAATACATGTCAATGCTTGAGGACTTCTGGCTTCCCAGGCGTGAGGGTGGAAGAGGAACCGAAATCACCACTCTCCCTGGCGGACAAAACTTGGGTGAAATCACTGATATTGAATATTTTAAAAAGAAACTCTACCGTTCGCTTAACGTCCCACCATCACGAATGGATGGAGAAGGTGGGTTTAACTTGGGGAGATCTTCTGAGATCCTGAGAGATGAACTCAAGTTCACAAAGTTTGTCGGACGTTTGAGAAAGAGATTCTCCAACATGTTTAATGACATGCTGAAGACCCAATTACTCCTCAAGAATGTAATTACTCCTGAAGATTGGGAGACAATGAGTGAGCATATTCAGTATGATTTCTTGTATGATAACCACTTCTCAGAACT